TGGTTTATCGATTGGGTTTTCTGTGTAAACGGGTACATCTGGTTCTGGTGTTTTTAAATATAATTCTGCATGTTCATCCATATCCTCTGGACATGCACATTGTTTAATACCAAACAATTTACAGATAAAATTTTTTAATTTTTTAATCATGGTGTTACCGTTACAGGTCCTGCAGATGCAGATCCTCCTCCTCCTATTTCAGTTATACTAGATGTTGTACCTGTTGCAAAGGTATAATTATCATCATTAACCTTTGTAATTACGTACCCTGCTGCATCATTTATTGTTGCTGCAGCCACCCCACCAACAACTTGAGCATCTCTAAAACAAACAGTATCGCCAGTTGATCGACCATGATCTGGCTCATTAACACTAATTGTTGCAGAACCATTTGTTGTTGTGAATGCGTTTAGTGGTAATAATTTAGGGACAGCAGTCTCTATTCTGTCAGGTCTTACATGTCTTAAAGATATAGAATCACCATTCATTGGTTTTGGTTCTAATTGTGGTTGCTTTGGTTCGAATTCAGATACATGTACAAACGCGCCGTTCCATTCCCTAACCATCTCTTTGTATGGAAACTCCATTCCAGATCTGTCTGATATTGCTCTTGCGTATTTACCTGTTGCGTACTTTGCCATTATGTTCCCGGATAATAAGCTTT